TGCAAGGCCTTATTAACCTCCAAGACGGCATGGTACTCCGACAGGTGCAAGACCAATTGGAAGGTGAAGGTTTCGAAGTCCAATGTTTCCTTATTCCAGCTTCAGGCATCGGTGCTTGGCATCAAAGAAACAGAGTCTGGATTATTGGCCACTCCAAACACAATGGATTACTTGCCTCCGAGAAGCGTTCAAGGGACAAAGAAATTAATGGAGGGTCAAAGAAAGGGCAGAACCAAACCATCGAATCTGAGGGAACAAATGGATCCAGAAACGATGGCAATATATCAAAACATGAATCAAGTAGAGAAACATCTTCGATCAAAGAACCAATCATTTCCAACTCCGACAAGCTTCGACTCCAACGAGATAAAGAATCCAAGGAAGCCTCATCCCGGAGGGGGACAGAAGCCACCATTGAATCAAGTAGTTCAAATGTATCCAACACCATCAGCGAGTTGCAATATGGATGTAGTAGCCCCACCAGAGACAGTAAAAAAGAATTCAACAGGTTGGAGTGTAACGAGGGTTGGGACTGGCAGAGTCTTCGGAGCCAAACTGAACGATGTAGTGAACAAGATAGAGAAGGACAAAATGTTTCCAACACCGAAACAAAGGGATTACAAAGACGCAGCATATCAACCGACTTGGAAAGACAGTCTGGAGAAAAATTTACCGAGAACAGTACTGAAGGACAACAAACCTGGTGGCAGACTCAATCCAACATTTGTGGAGTTCCTAATGGGATTTCCAAAGAATTGGACAAAGATAGATCCAACAGAATAAAAAGTTTAGGTAATGCAATCGTTCCACAATGTGCAAGAATCCTAGGTCTTGCTATAAAACAAGTTTTAATCGAGGAAGATAGATTATGATTTTTTTATTAAATGTACTTATTATTGCTTTGATATATGGCTTTATTATATTTTTATTAATGCTTTGGAATAATGAAAAATCGTAAACTTATATGGGACAGTCCTATAAAAAAAGTTATTGCAGAGGTATCTCAGTTTGGTAAGATTTTTATAATTAAACCAAGAGGTAAAAAAAATGATTAAAGATTATAGAGTAAAAATAACAATACGAAATGAGAAGATTCTTTCTAAAATGGAAAGTCTAGGTTATGTAAGTGTGATGAATTTTTGCCACAAAACAGGATTACCATATCAACCTGTCACGGAAATAATAAATGGTAAATTAAAACCTTTATCAATGAAAGGTACACTTAAACCGTTTGTCCAAAGTGTACTCGATTTATTACAGATGACACCAGATGAAGCTTTCACTGATAGACAGTTACAAGGATTTAATAAATCTGGGTATGTATTTAAATTAAAAGAGCAAGAGATGAGGCAGCTTGTAGATCCTATGCAAAACCAAGAACGTAAAGTAATTGAGAACGATATCAAATTAAAAATAGTTCAAGCAATGCATAAGAGACTTAATCATAGAGAAGAAAGATTTTTATCTTTGAGATATGGTTTTAATGGTGGAGCTGAACATACGTTAGAGGAAATTAGTAAAATGTTTAATGTAACTAGAGAAAGAGTCAGACAAATTATTAAAAGAGCAGAACGTAAGTTAAAACATCCAGAAGTTATGGACTCAATTATTAATACAGGATTTGCAGACCTATATACTAAAGTAAATATAAGTCGTGAACAAATTGAAAGAGCAGATGATGATGAAGCTTTTTTGGATAGGTTAGCAAAGAAACATTTACATTAATGAAAACAAAACTTTTATATAAAAACGCAATGAAGCGTTTTAGCCATTGGCTAGATACTAATAGTGTTGCTACTCATCTTTGGAGTGAGTACAACCCTATTGGTAAAATATACTTAGGCCTTGAGAGAAGACAACAAGCAGCCGATGAAAGAGATAAGTTTGTTGAAGATAGAAGAAAAAAAAGACCTGGATGGAAAAGCATGTATTTGAGATACGAACAATCTTGTAAAGCCGAAAATTTAATAAATTATATTTTTAAAAGATATTTAAGAAAAAAATAATCTCTAGTCCCTTGTACCCACGACATTAAATAGTTTATAATTAGTACTTGCATGAAAAGAAAAATTTTTATATGAGTATTAATAGTTACAACACAACGAGCTGTATAGATTGTAGTGGAAGAGGATATATCCGAACAACTCAGTCTAATTCTAAAGTTTCTTGTATCATTTGTAACGGATCAGGAACCACGTCTCACGGACCAAAATCAGAAGCAGAAAAAGTTTTTTTATTTAAATTAGCGTGGGATTATATTAATGGCAAAGAAAAAGGATGGTATCACTGAGTTAACTAAAGTAATGATCGATGCATCGGTTTACTTTACACCCAGTAAATACACAAGATTAAAATCAGTAATATTCGCATTACTTCATGGAGTAAATTATGGTTATGATTCAATGGATCAAAAATTTCTTAATGATGCCTCTGACATATATGACTTTCATTCAAAGTCTACTGTGGCTAAAGCCTATAAATTAAAAAAAGTTAAAAAAAATAAAAAAGCTAATAATGTAATAGATTTTTCAAGCTATTCGAAAGTTTCGGTGACCCATGATGCCTGATAACTATACTAAAGAAGAAGCTATACAAGATTTCAATTCAATCAAAGAACATATTGCAGATGAAGATTTGCAAGGCGCTGCTATCACCATTTTGTTGAGTGATATACAAGAACATTACGAGGTCGCTACTCGATTAAACTTTAAAAAATCGAAAGGCCATTATCGTGATCTACTCTCTAGACTTATTAAAACTTATGGGCACTAAGGTCGCTTCCGATATGGTTTCAGAAAATCATGTTTGCAATGAACAGAAGTTATGGAGGCATGTAATATTAAATGCGTTTGAAGATACCAGAACTGAGAGTGGGGATAGAAAAGCAAGTTTAAATAAATGTGATGCACATTATTGGATTGCAGAATCTAAAGACTTTGAACAGATTTGTTGGTGGGCTGGTTGGGAACCAGATGATGTAAGATATAGATATTACAAGGCACTAAAAAAAGGTGACATAAAATTTAAAAGAAGACATTTTTTATGGCATGAATATGCTGTGTTATTTCAAAGACTTAAGATTACAACTAACTTAGATTTAAGACGTGAATTAAGAAGAAATGTAGAAAATAAGAGAAGACAGATTATGGATGCGGATAATGTTTACGTTGATAAATTTTTAAAAGATTTTACTGTGGAACTTTAATCTGCAACCCAGGGAGCAATCGCTAAGTTGCAGATAACCTTAATAATATCAATTTTTAAAGATAGATTTAATATAGTTATAATTTTAAATTTTGCAAATTGTTTTTTGGTCTTCTAAAAAATGTTCTCCATAACCAAGATCTACATAAACTTATCACTGTAAAAATTACTGCTATATGAAAGCTTTCCCAGACCGTTGGGTACATATCGAAAAATGGGAATATCCATAGTTGTATCATGGTGCTTAAAATAAGACCACTGCCTACATCACATAATGTTTCAAATAAGTTTCTCATAAAAAAACCTAGGCCTATAAGAAAGGATATAAGCCTAGGCAACTAACAAGAGAAGTTATGAAAATGATAAAAACATAACAACCTTGTTTACATTACCTGAGTCGTTAAAAAACTACAAGCGTTTTGTAGAGTTAACCGTGGGTCGAGGGCATAGAACCATTGACCTTAGTGAATGATAGAAGAATCACGGCTCACGGCACAATGTTGCCACAAATTCCCAATTTCCTAGTACGTTCTCTTAGAAAAAAAAAATAAAAAAAATATTTGTAAGGGTTTTTTTCTAGGAAACCAGGAAAAACATTGGTAAATAACAATTCTAGAGCAAAATAGACCAGGAATTTACTAGGAAAATTCCCAGAACTTTAGGAAAAAATACAGAGAGGCCATTTTCTGCTTAAAAAAAATTAAAAAAATATTTGTAAGGAAGTGTATTAGGAAAAAATTATGATATAACTGGTCAAGAAATGACTAAGAGAAAAAACACATTAAAATCTACAACTGAACTTACTTTAAAGCAAAAAGCTTTTGTTGATATATATGTTGGTAATTGGGGTGAGATTACTAAGGTTGAAGCTGCTAGAAGAGCTGGTTATCAATCCAATAAACCAGAAGGCCCCACAGAGATTGCAAGTAGATTAACCGATCCTAATAAAAATCCTCATGTAGTGCGTTATATGGAAATGAAATATAACCAAGAATTAAAAAAACATGAAGGTGATAAATTAAAAAAATATAAACGATTTGAAACTTTAAGTAAAAAAGCAGAAGATAAGAAACAGTTTTCTGTAGCTGTAAATGCAGAATACAGATCTGGACAAATGGCAGGTATGTTTGTTGATAAGAAGGAAGTAACACATGTAGGATTGGAGGGAATGAGTCGTGAACAACTTGAAAAGAGGCTATCCGAACTTGAAGGAAAAATCGGAGAAGCCAAAGACATTATTAACGTCACGCCAGAAAAAATTACTCAAGGAGGGTGATTTTATGACGGTGTTCAATGAGATTCACAACCAACATTTAAATACATCTGTTGGTATCGTTTCAATTTTAACTGAGGATAAAAATGACAAATCTTGAGATTGCATAACGGATTTTTTGGAAATCTTGAGATTGCATAACGGATTTTTTAAGTAATATGAAAAAACGAAAAAATAAAAAAAGACAAAATTCAAAAATTCTAAATTTTGATTTTAAAAATTTAAGTAATGATATTTCAGAGTATCCTTATGTTGAGATTAAATGGGCAGATATAGAGGGTGATAGTGGGTGGTCAGATACTAAAAGCCTCAAAAATTCTAAATTACCCATATGTGTATCTAAAGGTTATTTATTAAATCAATCTAACGGAATTACTAAAATATTTACTGATTATATAGAGACTAAAGAAAAGCCTACATTTGATAATATTGGCAATACTACAATCATTCCAACAAGCGTAATACAATCTATAAAAAAAATAAAATTATAATCTTGTAATTAAATTATTTGCGTATATCTATTGTAGATGGATAAATTTTTAGCATTTTTGATGAGATTAATGGTATTTTACCCTATCCCTACCCTTATAATCATTGTTTTAATTGCCTTTTTAGGCATTAAATAATCATTTGACAAAGTAATCTATATCCTATATTCATGGGATATTAACAATTAACAAAGGAGCAAAAATGGGATTTGATATAACTGGTTTAAATCCAAAAAACCTAGAAATAAACGAACCTAAAAGACCAGATAATTTGTTTAAATTATCTCAAGAAAAACAAGATAAATATTTTGAAGATAGAGAAAAATATACTTCTCAATCTGGTACTTATTTCAGAAACAATGTTTGGTGGTGGAGACCACTTGCAGATTATGTTTTAGAATATACAAAAGTTATTCCAGAAAATAAAAAGAAAAGTTGGGGATATAATGATTGTACTATTATAGAACAGAGAGACGCAGAAATGATATCTCAACAATTAGATCATTTAATCAAAACTGGTCATACTAAAAAGTTTGAAAAAGATTATGAATCAGAAAGAAAAAAGTTAGAGAAGCATAATGATAAAGTTGAGAAGCAACTGGAAGCATTTTGTAAATCTGTTGAAAAAAAACTACGTACAACAAATTTAGCACCTAATCAATTTCCAGAGAATGATAAAAAGAAATGGGATAGTATTTATAAAAGAAAAAAATGGGGTGCTAGTTATCCTTTTTCAGTTGCTAATGTAAAAGAGTTCTCAGAGTTTTGTAAAAATTCTGGTGGCTTTACTATTGGTTAAAAGAATTAGAGTACCCTTTGAAAATCGTTCATTGAGGGTGCTTTATTAGGTAAGTTTGAATTTCAAACCTTAAGATGAAATTTAGGTTTTTGTATATTTTCCCTCACATAAAATATACATTACTAACAAAAACAAAGGAGCAAAAATGTCAAAACAAATAAGTAAAGATAATAGAGAATACTGGCAAAGAAAATTGTCTAATAAATTCTCTGATAAAAAAAGTGCCATTCAATCTCTTCATCAAGTTGAGATTAATGAAACAACTCAAAAAAACTTTCCTATATTTAAAAAAAGATTAGGATTGGAAAAAGATATAGTCAATTACATTAAAGTTGAAAAAGATTTTAATGATTTTTCTAAAAACTATATGAAGAACCTAGAAGAAAAAAGAGAGATGGTTAGAAAACATTTCAATAAAGTTAGAGAAAAAATAGTTAATTGGTCAGAGACAAGAAAGTCTTGGGATAAATACGATATACCAAGTCTTGAAATGGATAATAAACTGTATGATCTAGCAGATAGCATTGAAAAATATTTAAAAAATCAATGTAAAGAAGAAACAAAAAATGCTTTTTATAATTCTAAAAAGGGTCAAGAATTAAAAACACTTGATGAACTAGAGGAAAAAGCAACTGATCTATTACATAGTGATATGATTGGGTCAGAGGTTTTGAACCAAATATCTTTGATTGCTAAACAAACCAATATAAGTATGACAATTCCTCAAAATACTTTGAAAGAATTGCCGAGTAAATAATGACAAAAATAAATTGGAAAAAAGAAATAACTAATCATCTTGTAGGCAGAAAAATTGTCAAGATTGAGTATTGTTCTAAAAAAGAAATGGAACACCAAGGTTGGCATAATCAACCAGTACAAATATTATTGGATAATGGTATTTGGTTAACACCAACAAGTGATGATGAGGGAAATAATGGGGGTGCTATTCATACGAATATAAAAGAACTTCCAATTATTCCAGTTATATATTAGAATAAAACTGACTAGTTAAACCCCCAACAAAGCGAGAGTAGAGTTGGGGGTTTTTTTATGTTATTGACTTAATAACATAATGGCAAAATCAGAAAAAAATCTTTGGCAACGAATAAAAAAGTTAAACTTAAAAGGTCAATTATTCCGTATAGAAAGTAATACTATTAATGGTATTCCAGACGTTTATTGGTTGATAAACAATAAAAGTATTTGGATTGAACTCAAGTCAAATGATGTCAAGAATTTAGGACTTTCAAAGTTTCAAATTAATTGGCACTTAACACATTTTCAAAATGGTGGCACTTCGTTTATCTTGCGAGAAGACCTCTCGCAAAGAGCACCTCAAAATTTACAAATTTTCGTGGTTCGTGAACCGAGACGCTTGGTTCGTGCCTACTCATCACTCAATTTAAAAGACGCAATGCAAAAAATCTTGACGCAATAACCACGTCTCTCGGATCTTCTTTACGCACAACTTCGTTGTGCGTAAATCTTGAGATTGACAACGCAAATTCTTTCGTGCCTCGTGTACCTTTACTCATGTATTTATTGAGATGTATAACGAAAAAAATTTATTTATAGGTGTACCTTTACACATGCGTAAATCTTGAGATTAACAACGTAAATTTTCTCGTTATGGTTTTCCCTTTACTTATATAAAAAAATTTAAATTTTTTTAATTGGTCCTGGAGTCGTGGCAGCTCTTACCTGGACTGGGTTTAATTGGTCCTGAGTCTATAGCAGCTAAAATAAAAAGTTGACAGCTGTGGGCATCCCATGCTAATGAGATAGGTAACTAACATGGAGAAAAAAATGAAAAATAAAAGATATAAAATAATCAAGGGGCTTTTTTATTTTGAGATAGTAGATAAAAGAATTAATCGACTGGTAGGGTCTCAAGAGACATTAGCAGCTGCAAAAAAAATAATCAAAAAACTAGAAGGGGGTAAATAATGCCTTTATTAAATTACTACAGTCAAACCAAAATGGCTAAGGGTGAAAAATACGGATATAAAACAGCGATATTGCATCTGGCACCATTTACATTAAGTGGAAAAAACGTTTGCCCTAAAGCATCCCCAGAATGTGCTGCAGCTTGTCTGAATACTTCAGGCCGTGGTCAGATGGGTTCCGTCCAGAAGGCCAGATTAAATAAAACAAATTATTTCTGGACTAATAAGAATGCATTCTTATGGGACCTGAGTCGTGAAATAGAACAGCTCAAAAAACGAGCTGCCAATCAGGGCTTCAAGTTTGCCGTTAGGTTAAATGGTACAAGTGACCTTGCATGGCATCGAATGAAAGTTGATGGAGGTGGTAGCCTGATGGAGATCCACAGTGATGTACAATTTTATGATTATACCAAGGTTTTAAATTATCTTGATCATGATCTTAAAAACTACAATGTTACCTTCAGTGACTCAGGGCGGAATGATTCGGACATAGCTGCAGCTATAGCTAAGGGCTCTAATGTTGCCGTTGTCTTCCAGGATAAGCTGCCCAAAAAATGGCTTAATAAAAAAGTCATTAATGGAGATCTACACGATTTGAGATTCCGAGATCCGGGTGGCGTGATAGTTGGACTGGTTGCAAAGGGTCAAGGCCGTAAGATTAACAATAAGTTTATCAAGGCGGTAGCCTGATGGATCATTTTTTAGCCTTTATAATGCGACTCGTAATATTCTTTCCAGTTACTATTCTAATAGTACTAACATTGATTCTATTAGTTTAGAACGATTCTAATACACAGCCCTACAACCTAGGGCTGTGTCAGCTGTAAATAATTAATTTGACATATCTTTTTAAATCCCTTATTAATGGGATTAATGATAAATAAAAAACAAACTAACAAAGGAGTTAATTATGAAATCATTAAAAAAAATGTTGGATATAGCCAACAATTATAAAACCATTGAGGATAAGGCAGTGACTTATTCTATCTTCAATGAAACAATAAAAAACTATACTAAGGTTAACAAGTTATTAAAACCTGAATTAGTTGAACATTGTGAAAACAACGGTAACTATTTTCAATTTAAAAAACCGACTGAATTAGGTCGTAAAGGTTTTTGGATTGGATCGGTTGAGTTACTTACAAAAAACACTAGTCGGTTTGATGTAACACAATTCAAAAAAGATAACCCAGAACTATATAATAAATATCTAGTTAGTGGTGTCTCTAATGAGTTGAGAACTAACCACAAAAAAGAGGTTAAATAATTATGGATATTGCTTTGCATATATTCTTAATCTTGATTAGTTTTTCAATCGCATTCTTAGGCGTTGTAGTACTATTCACGGTTGACGCTTTCACTGGTGGCATTCTTGCCACTGGTGGGATTGTATTAGCTTTAAAATCAATGGAGGTTTAATATGATACCATTTAAATTCAAGGGCTATAACGTAAAGATTGAAGGCGTAATTACGCCTTCAACGGATCAAGTTAAGTTTAGTTTTAGCAATGGTGTAGATGATAATATCAACATATTAAAACTAAATACCATTAATGATAAAAAATGGATCAACGTAGTGAATAAAATACAGAGATCCATTAATGATCGCATAAGATACCTACAACAAACTAACAATTAAAAATGAATGCCCCACGTGATCCGTGGGGCATGTCCCACTTATAGAGGTACCAGTCGAAATCTAAAAATAGAAATTTTTTTATTTCTATTTTTTTAGGATTTTTATACGAAAGTTTACTAACTTTACCTTTACTTGATATGACAGATAGAAGTAGTAAGGTCTTGTAGAATTAAGGGGTTTCTTTTTTGGGGACCCAAGGGTATAGTAAATATATATGACTAATACAGATTTGATGACTACAGATCAGCTTCGAGAGAGGCTCGAAAAAGTGTGGCTTCAACATATAAAATTATGTCAAGACAACTTTTTGTATTTTGTAAAGAATGTTTGGCCAGATTTTATTTGTAGAACTGATAGTGATCCAGACAAATGGGGACATCATCAACATATTGCACATGAGTTTACGAAGATAGCTAAAAATAAAAAAGGAAGGCTCATAGTAAATATGCCTCCTAGACACACTAAATCAGAATTTGCATCTATATACTTTCCTGCTTGGATGATAGGGAAACATCCTAAAATGAAATTAATGCAGGTATCGCACAACGCAGAACTTTCAGGAAGGTTTGGTGCTAAGGTAAGAAATTTAATTGATAGTCCAGAGTATAAACAGATCTTTGGAGATGTTAAACTAAGAGAAGATAGTAAGGCAAAAGGACGTTGGGAGACCAATCAAGGTGGGGAATACTTTGCAGCGGGTGTTGGCGGTTCTATCACAGGACGAGGGGCGGACTTACTTATTATTGACGATCCACATACAGAACAAGACTCAATGTCTGATAGTGCTATGGAGAGAACTTACGATTGGTACTTGTCTGGACCTAGACAACGTTTACAACCGGGAGGCTCGATTGTACTTGTAATGACCAGATGGGCTCAAGATGATTTGACTGGTAGATTAATTAAAGCACAAGATGAACCTAAAGCAGATAAGTGGGAAACAATTTCTTTTCCTGCGATCATTGGTGAAGACAAAACTGCAAAACCTGTTTGGCCAGAATATTGGAACCTAGAGGAACTAGAAAAAGTTAAAGCGTCAATATCAGTGAGAAACTGGTCAGCCCAGTACATGCAAAATCCAACTTCAGAAGAAGGAGCAATATTAAAACGAGAATGGTGGCAGCCATGGGCCGGGGATATTCCGACTTTAAAACATGTCATACAATCTTATGACACTGCATTTAGTAAAAAACAAACTGCCGATTACTCAGCCATTACTACATGGGGAATCTTCACGCCTCACGAATCAGGGCCAGATGCTATTATGTTAATTGATGCTGTAAAAGGTAAATATGATTTTCCAGAATTAAAAATGGTAGCCCTAGACCAATATAAGTATTGGCAACCAGAAACTATTATTATTGAAGCTAAAGCTAGTGGGCAAAGTTTATTACAAGAACTTCGTAGAATGGGTATACCCGTTATGGATTACACTCCAGGACGTGGACAAGATAAACATTCAAGAGTAAACGCTTGTGCTCCGATATTTGAATCAAGCCAAGTATATTACCCAAGAGATGAACATTGGGCTCAAGAAGTAATTGAAGAATGTGCAGCTTTTCCTCATGGAGAGCATGATGATTATGTGGACAGCACTACCCAAGCTATGTTAAGATACCGACAAGGTTTTTTTATAACTACTTATTCTGACGAGGATGAGGTTGAAAGTTATAAAGAACGAAAATATATATATTATTAGGAGATAAACATGTCAAAATTAAAGAAAAGACTTAAGAAAGCAGTTATGATTGGAGCAGCAGCTTATGGTGCTTCTAAATTAAAAGGTGCTATGGATAGAAAAGCTATGCTGGCTGGTGCAGATGCAAATGAAGGTTTTGGACAAATTGCAAAAAAATTTGTAACTAAAGGACCAAGAGTTGATAAAGGTAATGTAATGGAAGGTATTACAAAACTAAACAGATCAGACCTACCTACAAAAAGAAATATGAAATCAATCTTTGTTGGTAATGATGGAACAATCACTAAAGGTTTAGAGAAATTTAAAAATAAAGATATTTACTCTAAAACTATGAAAGCAAGAAGAGGTGAAAAATCAGGTGGAGGATTAAAAAACTTTTTAAACAAAGCTATACTTGGACCTAAAGCTCAACTAAACATGGGTGGTGAAGCATCAGTTAAAACTAAATTAAACGGTACACTGAAGACAAAAACATACTAAGCTTTTATTATGGCTGAAATTGATAAAGTAATTACTGAGGAGATTGAAACTCCTGAGACAGAAGAAATTGATGTTGAATTAGAATCAGAGGATGGTCAAACAACAGTCGAAGAAGCTGTAAGCGAAACTGAAAAATTTTTTGGTAACCTTGCCGAAGACATGTCGGATGAGGTTTTACAAAGAATGTCTAATCAGTTATTAGATGATTACAAAAAAGATAGAGTATCAAGAAAAGATTGGGAAACTTCATATACTAATAATTTAGATTTATTAGGTATTAAGCACACAGAGTTAACTAGACCATTCAAAGGTTCGGCATCCGTGACTCATCCACTTTTAGCAGAAGCCGTTACACAATTTCAAGCACAAGCTTATAAAGAATTATTACCGAGCCAAGGACCAGTAAGAACTAGAGTTCTTGGAGTTGAGGATAATGAAAAAACAAATCAAGCACAACGTGTTCAAGATTTCATGAACTACATGATTACTGAAGAGATGGAAGAGTTTACTCCAGAGTTTGATCAATTGTTATTTTATTTAGCATTAGCAGGATCTGCATTTAAAAAAGTTTATTATGATGAAGTAATGCAAAGAGCTGTATCTAAATTTATCCCAGCTGAAGATTTAGTAGTTCCATATTATGCAACAGATTTATTAGATTGTGAAAGAATTACTCATGTAATTAAAATGGGCGAGAATGAAATTCTTAAAAAACAACAAGCTGGATTTTATAGAGATGTAGAATTAAAACCATTAGCAAGTGGTCCCACTCAAATAGAAAAAAAATATCAAGAGTTAGAAGGAGTTACACCAAGTGGTGATAGACAATATTCTTATTCCGTTCTTGAGATGCATGTTGATTGTAATTTAGAAGAATTTGAAATGCAGAATCCAGAAAAACAAGTTAAGGTTCCTTATATCATAACAATTGATGAAGGCTCTGGCCAAATTTTATCTATCTATCGTAATTACGATATGGGTGATGAGACTAAAAAAAGAAAAGAATATTTTGTACATTTTAAATTTTTACCAGGATTAGGTTTTTATGGTTTTGGTTTAACACATATGATTGGTGGATTAAGTAGAACTGCTACTCAATCACTAAGACAATTACTTGATGCTGGAACATTATCAAACTTACCAGCTGGATTTAAATCAAGAGGTATAAGAATTAGAGATGATGACCAACCGTTTCAACCGGGAGAGTTTAGAGATGTTGATGCACCGGGAGGTAATATCAAAGATCAGTTTCAAATTTTACCATTTAAAGAACCATCAGCTACATTGTATCAGTTAATGGGTTTTGTAGTTGACGCTGGACAAAAGTTTGCAGCCATAACTAATATGGATGTTGGTAATGACATGCAAAACAGAGCAGTGGGAACTACAGTTGCATTAATGGAACGAGGTTCGAGAGTCATGACTGCTATACATAAAAGATGTTATTACTCAATGAGAAGAGAGTTTAGACTTTTATCAAAAGTATTTGCAACTTATCTACCACCTATTTACCCTTATTCAGTATACGGTGCAGATCAAGCGGTTAAACAAACTGACTTTGATGATAGAGTGGATGTTATTCCAGTTGCCGATCCTAATATCATGAGTATGGCTCAAAGAGTAACTTTGGCTAATGAAAATTTAAAGATAGCTATGTCAAATCCATTAATACATAATTTAAGAGAAGCATACAGAAGAGTTTATGAAGCATTGGGGACTCAAGACATAGATCAATTATTAATACCACAAGAGAAACCAACACCAAAAGATCCTGCAACAGAAAATATGGAATCCTTAATGCAGAAACCATTAAGAGCATTTCCAACTCAAGATCATGATGCACATATTGCAGCTCACGTAGCATTCATGGCTACAAGAATGGTTCAAATTAACCCACAAGTTTATTCAGCTTTACAAGCTCATATATCAGAACACGTCTCGTTAAAAGCTCAAGGAGAAGTTGGAGCTATGATTCAAGATGATCCAATGATGCAACAAATGTTACAACAAGATCCAGAGGGAGCACAGATAAGAACTGCTTCTATGATTGCAAAAAGAGTTGCAGAGATAACTACTCAACTTGCTCAAAGTGAAGCTATGGGTCAACAGAAAGATCCGTTAGTTGCATTAAAAGAAAGAGAACTAGATCTTAAAGCAGTGGATCTTCAAAGAAAAGCTGAACAAGATATGAATTCAAATGAGATCAGAGAAAATGAAATTGATGAAAGATTAGATATTGAGAAAATGAAACTAGAAAATAATGAAGATCAAGCAGCAGAGAGAATTAGAATTGCAGAAGAGAAACTTGATATTGCTAGAAAGAAAATTAAAAAGTAATGCCTTTTAAATCTGAAAAACAAAGAAGATATCTACATATAAATAAACCTACTATTGCAAAAGCATGGGAGAGAAAATATCTTTCAGGTGGAGAAGTGTTAAAACTTAAATCAAAAAAATACAAAAGAGGAGATGCGGTTGATACTGGAGACTTTGGTTCTGAAGCAGCTAACGATGCTAGTCTAAGTGCTGGAAATAAAAGCGTTGGTTATGGAGGGGGAGATGGAGATCCTAGAACTGGTGGTGGAGTTACTACGGGTGGTAATAAGGGTGTAAAAGCAGTTACTACAGTTATGGGAAAAGTTTTAGATCTACCTTTAACTGCATTAAGTTATGGTTTAAAATTTGCAAAAAATATTACAACACCACAAAAAACAGTTGCTACTAAAACTACTACTCCAAAAACAACTGGAGGTGGAGAGGGACAACAAGTTTCTTTAAAACAACCAATTATTCCTATGCAAACTTATAAAACAGTAGATACAAATTTAATTAATCCGAAAAAAAATTTTTTTAATTTCAAAGCATATAATATTGGGGGGTTATCTGGTGGAGTAAGATATGGCCCACCGCCAAAGAGGGGACCTAACTCACAAGTACCTCCAGTTAAAATGAAAAGAGGAGGATATAAAAAATAATGTGGTTATCAGCTATTAAACTTGCAATGTCTGCAGGATCAAAAATTTACGCTAACAAACAGAAAACTAAAATGGCTATGTCTGAAGCACAACTTCTACATGCTGATCGTATGGCTCGAGGAGAGGAGCAGTACCAGGGAAAACTTTTAGAGGCTAGACAATCAGACTGGAAGGACGAGGCAGTTTTAATAATTTTAAGTTTGCCCGTAGTAATTTTAGCCTGGGCAGTTGTAAGTGACGACCCAACCGCTATGGACAAAGTAAAACTGTTTTTCGAAATGTTCTCAGAGCTTCCGAAATGGTTTACAAATTTATGGATCCTTGTCGTGGCGAGTATTTACGGTATTAAGGGAACACAAATCTTTAAAAATGGTGGAGGAAAAAAATAATGTGGAAATGGATAAAAAATTTATTTAAAAGAGAGCCTAACAAAGATCCTCATATTGAATTTTATGAAGATCCTGATTATTCTAAAATGAGTAAAGGTGATCTTAAAAAATTAAGAGCTCAAGGTAAAATAAAATCTATCTATCCACCTTATATTTAGTTTTTTCTCCACCAAAAGATAATTGTTTTTCTATCATTATTAAAAACTTTTTTAACACCATGGTGTACGGTTTGGCCATTGAAAAAGGTAAGCATACCTTTTTTTGGTTTTAAATTTATTCCATTTTTTGTATAGAATTCTCCACCCTTAAATTTTTCATTAAGATAAATTAAACTATTATATTCAATATGTTCTCTGCCAGAATGATTATGTATGTGAAGACTAGCAGAAGAACCAGCATGATGGTTTTGTATTTCTGCTTGTTCAATAATTAATTTATTATTAAATCTTTTATTAATATATTTAGTAACTTTTTGTACTATTGGATCTTTAGTTATATCTATAATTCTGTCCTCCCAAGGTAGTGAGTTTTCTTGATAGCCTATATCATTAATCATTTTAAAATATTTTTTACACAATCTAGGCGATAAAAAATTATCTAATATGTACATTTTATCACCATTTGAAATTATTTTTTTCATTTGCAATTTTTAATTATTAATGTATTAATTATTCATGAGCCTAAAAGATACTTTATTACATGCTTTAGAAGATGATTACAATGCTAGAATTTCTAAAGCAGATGCTACTATAAAAATATACCTGACTAATTCAGTCGGGATTGGAGAGCATCCACAACACTTAGATGAGATAGATAAACAACTAGCAATTATTACTGATTCCGAAGAAAAAATTTCAGCTCTTCAAGTATTTAAATTATGATTCAAGGAGACAGCTCGGAGTATGAACTGTTAAAAAAATGGTGTGGTACATTACCATTTTTTGAAGAGCCTCAATCAGTTACAACATGTGAAATAGGAGTAAGACAAGGGCTTGGTTCTCAGATAATCATGATGAGTATTTTATCTCGATTAAAAAAAATTAATTATCAACATTATGCTATAGATCCTTACGGAGACCTAAAGTATAAACACTTTGATGGAAAAGCAAAATGGTTACAAAATGGAGTATGGAGTGAAGAAGCACCAACATATTCAAATGAAATGAGAGATCAAATGGTAAAAGATTTTTCCAAAAATCCATATTTTAAATTTTATAATATGACTGATATTGAATATATGAATATATTTAATTTAAGTAAAACTATATACGATTTAGTTTTCCTTGATGGTCCACATACAACAAAAGATATTTTAAGAGAAGTAATTTGGTTTGCAGAAAGATCAAGAAAAGGTTCTAGAATTATTTTAGACGATTATACTTTATGTAACTTTGAAGTAGTAAGAGCAGCTATTTCATATTGGGATTTTAAGGACATAGAAAAAGGAGATAATAAAGTTTGCTTTGAAAGAATATGTTAGATTATCACACTAGGGAACAGATTGTTAATGTAATTAATAAATCAATTAAAGATATAAAAGATCATATTTGCTATGGGGTTGAAACGGTTGAACAAATAATGTATGCTCGAGGCAGACTCAGCGCCTTAGAAACGCTGCTTCAGGATATTAAAAACCTGCAAAAAAAGGAGAATGACGATGGTTGAATTGATAAAACCTAAACTTACAAATTTCGGAAACGAAAAAAATAAAGAAGAGGTTAAATCACAAATTCCAACAGATCCTAAAGGCATCAAAGAATATCTTCAAGTAATACCAAACCCAGTTGGATACCGTATGTTAGTCAGACCTTGGTCTGGACAAGCAAAAACAAAAGGCGGTGTAATTTTAACAGAGGAAACATCCGAAAAAATACAAATGACAACAGTAGTTGGATTAGTTGTAAAAATGGGTGATCTTTGTTATCAAGACAAAGAAAAATTTCCAAAAGGTGCTTGGTGTAAAGAAGGAGAATTTGTTATTTACGGCAGATACTCTGGAAGTAGATTTCAAACTAGATTCGGTGAACATCGAATGCTTAATGATGATGAAATATTAGGAACTATAGGAAAGCCAGAAGATATTCTCCATTTATTTTAATAAAGGAGAATAAACATGGCAGAAGTAAAAGACTACAGTGCAGAAGCTCTACTAGCAAAAGAAAACGAAGTAGAATTAGACACTGATGATGTAAAAGAAGAAAAAGTTGAATTAACAGAAAATGTTTCTAAAGAAGCTGACACCAATTTAAATGTTGGTGAGGTAGATTTAGGATATACTGGACATTCAAAAACAGAAGAAGATAAATCAGATAAACCAAAAATAGAAGTTACTGAAGAAAAACCAGAAACTACTATTACGGAAAAACCTGAATCTGAATCTGAAGAAAAACCAAACCTTAACGAATCAAGAAGAGATTATCAAAAAAGAATTGATAAGCTTGTCTTTCAAAAGAAAGAAGCTGAAAGAAGAGAAAAAGCAGCTCTTGAATACGCTAAGGGAGTACAAAAGAAATTTGACACTAATCTCCAAAAGTTAAATTCTACTGACGACCAGTATCTAAAAGAATTAGATGCTAGAGTAGATGCTCAAAGAGAACAGGTCAAAGTAGCTCTTCAATCGGCAATCGAGAGCCAAGATGCTTCTAAGATAATGGAAGCTAACGATAAATTAACTCAATTAGCTGTAGAAAAAGAAAAAGCTAGATTAGAGATGACTAATCGTGAAGAAAAAAAGAAAGCCGAAGAAGAAAATAATAAACAACAACAAAACGTACAAGCTGAACCTCAAACAGCGGAAATGTCACAAACAACACCACAAATAACTCCTAAAGCTAAGAAGTGGGCTGAAGAGAATACATGGTTTGGAAATGACGAAGTAATGACTAATGCTGCCATTACTATTCACAATAATATTGCACAGGAAGGTATTGAACTAGACAGTGATGAGTATTATAATGAAGTAAATTCAAGACTGAAGAAATATTTTCCTGAAAGTTTTGAAAAAGCAAACGATGAGCTTAAAAAAGAAGCACCACAACCCGTCCAAACGGTTGCCTCTGCAAGTCGTAGTCAACAAGGACGCAGAACTGTGAAACTCACAAAGTCACAGGTAGCTATTGCTAAAAGATTAAATGTGCCACTAGAGGAATATGCTAGATACGTGAAGGAGGATAAATAGTATGAATACAATTAAGAGAACTTCACGGGAGTCAGAATCAAAAGTTTCAAATGAAACTAAAAAGTCCTGGACTCCACCATCCAGTTTGGATGCACCACCTGCACCGAATGGTTACGCCCATAGATGGATCCGTACTACCGTTCAAGGTTTTGAGGATACAGCTAATGTATCTAAAAAATTAAGGGAAGGTTGGGATTTTGTAACAGTCGAACAAGTTCAAAACGAAATCGGCTCAAACAAATATCCTTTCTATACCGAAGGTAAATATCAGGGTTGTATTGGAATTGGAGGCCTTGTGCTGGCAAGGATACCAGAAGAGATATTGGTTTCACGTGCTGAGTATTTTAAAAAACTTACTCAAGACAGAATGAACGCGGTAGACAATGATCTTATGAAGGAACAGCACCCGGACATGCCTATCAATATTGATAGACAGTCCAGAGTGACCT